GGCTCGGGTCGCCGTTGGATTAGCAATTGTTGGGTCCCATGAGAAACATTTACCATTATAAATTAATGCAATAAGAGTAGTTCCATAATTATCTAGTACCCAGAGTCCGGGTTCAAGTGTTACTTCTTCCGTAGAAGATTGACCCCAGCCAACATAATCTGAAATATTAGTAATGGTTGCTCCGGCCGTATGTAGGGCTAACGTAGTTCCGTTGTCTGCTCTCGGACCTCCAGTTAAAGTTCCTGTGGCTACATCATTTGCGGTAAAACCAATATCCTCAGTCCCTATTCTAATGGTTCCGGAAGAAGGAAAGGCTGCCGAACTGGTTAAGACTACAGTTGTAACTGTCATATCAGATGCAATCGTTGTTACCAAAGTTGTAGTCGCTGGACCAGACGCTGTTCCAGACCATTGACCGGTACCAAAACCGAATCCGCCAAGTTCTTGTGCTGGTCCAACAGTATAATAAGTTTGGGCTCGTGCACTTCCTACATTAGTCGTGGTTCCTGATGCAGCAGAGCCCATGGTAATTGTAATAGTTGTTGCTGTAGGAATGGACGTTGCCATAAATTTTTTATCTTCAAAATCTGCATCGGTGTAGCCTGAGCCCGGAGGCGCGGTGACTGTATCTAAATAAACAATATCGTCTTCTGACATACCATGCACAGAAGGAAACGTTATCGTAACTGTTGTTGTCGCATCTGTAGAAAAATCACAGCCGGGAATAGTCTTATCGATAGGGTGAATGTCGTAGTATTGACCTCCTGAATAGAGGTATAAAATTCTGTTGGTACCGATCGCAGAATATTTAATACCTGCGTTATCATCAAATTGATGAAGGGCTCGTCCGGCTCCAGTTAAATTGTCCCCGCCTAATTGATCCCATCCCCCTATTTTTTCAGGGGTTCCATATCTAAAACGAACATAGTCTCCCCCTGTCCATTGCGCTTCTGCGCCAGTAGCGGTTACTTGTTTGTTGAATCCGGGTCTAAAATTTACTTTTTGTAGCATAGAAAAACCTGTTTATTATGACTTATATCAGATTTTTAGAGATTTCAATAGTCAACTCTAGTATATTTTGTATTAAATTTTATTTTTCCAGGTAAACCTAAAGAAACTCTACCGTCGTATTTATTTTTTTCAGACCCCTGTGTTCCAACATCATTGTAGTGTAAGAAAACTTGCGCACAGTTATTTCCTGTGAATTCATTTCTCCAATGTTCTAATAAATCTCCTCGATATATTAACATGTCTCCAGGATTTAAATTAATTTCAATTCCAGGTTCAATATATATAGGCCATGGATCACCACCAAGATTTAAAGTTGTAGATATTTCACAACTAAATCTATCAGTGTGTTTATGTAATACATCTCCTGTTTTATATATTCTTGCATAAGCATATGTTTCAAATAAATTTTTATTTGTAATTTTTTCCATGAGAGGTTTTATTTCTACAAGTATTGTTTCCATAGCAATATCTCCATAAGCGGAATATGTTCCTGGAACTTGTGCATCTGTCCATATACCCCATTCGGGTGAGTTAGGTGGAATGTATTTATTTTTATAAAAAATATCTGCAACTTTTCTTTTCATTAAAAAATATTTATAAACAAAGTCTACTACCTTTTCTGGTAAAACTCCTTTTAATACTGTGTATCCGTTTTCTTTAAAGTTCATATTATTTAAATGGATATCCAAGGCTCCAAACTACCAATGAATGTCTTATTCCTTTTGTTACTGGTTTAACTCTATGCCAAACATGAGAAGGAAATACTACTATAGATCCTTTTGTTTTTGCTTCAACACAAGGCACTATAAGATTTGGGTCCTCAGCATCTCTAGGTTGAAAATCTAAATCCCCACCTTCATATTGAGAACTATCTGTTAATTGACATGTAACAGATAGTTTTCTTATTTTACCATTATAATTAATATCAAGAGGTTTGTTGTGGGGTTTTTCCCAAGAATCTTTATGCCACCCATAGTGTTGATTTATTTTATATTTTGTAAATTGACAGGCTTCTGAAAAATCCCAATCAAAATTCCAACCGGCACTTTTATTTGCTTCATGGATATAATGGTGAACAAATCTATATATCCATAGGTCGCTTAGCCAACAAATATTTGAATCTCTAGTTTTTTTTAAATCTGTTTTTTGTGGATCTGTTAACTCACTGCTTGATACGTCTTCATACTTACCTGTCATAGCTAGTTTTTCTTTTTCGTCTTTTGCTCGAGCGATAACATCATCACAAAATTTTTCGCTTAACGCTCCTTTAAAATACCAGTAACAATATTTACTGTTAATTGACATTAAAATTATACCACCCTGTAACTATATATTTTATACTATTAGAAATACATCCTTTATGTGTATGTGTCCAATCCGCAGGCCATATTAAAGTATCTCCTTGTACCGGTTTAGTTTTAATATTTTGATACTTCCATTGAGTTTCCCCTCCTTGTTTAACTGTGTTTAAATAAGTCATAAAAGCTAAAACACGCAAAACACTATCTCCACTACCTTTGGTATCTAGATCTTTTTCAAAATGCCATTTAGAAAAAGATTCTTCTGGATTGTATCTTTGTATTTTAACATGTTCAGTTAGTGACCAAGAAGACAAATAATTAATTTCATTATATTCTTGTTTGTATTGTTCAAGACAATTTTCTAATTCGCTAAGATAATCTTGTATTATATTTTCATTAGGTTTTATAAATAATTCAGTACAAGATTTTGATTCTCTTTCTATTCGGTTATTACCCACTGTTCCTACAACCTGTTTTTTTTTATTTGATTCAAAAAAATTAATTAAATCACCACAAACATTTGGTGGGATTTTATACTTCTTAATAAACATTGCATTTACTGCTGGTGATAAACCTATTATTTTCAATGTATGTTACTTTCTAAATATTGTTTTAATGTTGGAACATCTTTTACAGAATCTTTAAATATTGTTTTTTTCATTTCAAGTTTACAAATATCATTATCCCAATCTTTTTTCCAGTGCTCAATATCTGCATTACAGTTTGTATAAAATAAAGAAGGTAGGTCTGTAGGAGACCAATGCATACCAGCTGCTATACAATGCAAACCACCTTTAGTTTCAAACCTGTAATTTTCATCTCTATCAAAAGCAGCTACTTGAAAACCGTGTATAAGTTGTGGTTGTAAATTAATTAATTCTTCAGCCCAACTTTTATTATTTAAATATTGCCAATAAGGTGTTTCATCTCTGTGAGACAAAGCATAATGTAAAGCTACAAACTCTGCAAAAGTTCTAAAAAGTTTTTTACAACTAAAAGTAAAATTATCTCTATCCCATTGAGAAACTTTACCCCTCTGTAAATTTCTTAGTAATTTTATTAAAAATTCATGCACTGAAAAAAGACCGTTACTTTCTAAAGGTTCAATAAATCCTGCTGATAAACCAATAGCAACTACATTTTTTTCCCAAAGCTTTTTATGTATTCCTATTCTCATTTTAATATTTTTAAATTCTAGATCATCTTGTTTTAAATGATTTTTAAATTCTTGAAGTGCTTTATTATCATCCACAAATTTACTTGAATACACATAACCGGTTCCTATTCTAGACCACAAAGGTATATTCCAAACCCATCCGTTTTCAATAGCAGTACAGTTTGTATAAGGCACCAATTGTTTTTCTTTATCTGTATATTTTATTTTTGTTGCCCAAGCAGAATCATTAATTAAAATATCATCATAAGATTCAAAAGGAACTTTAAGAGTTTTATCCAATAGCAAAGATTTAAAACCAGTACAGTCTATAAATAAATCTGCTTTATGACCATTGATAGATTCTATTCCATCTTCGTTTTGTTTGATATCTACTATTTCTTCTTCTATGTGTTTCACACCTTTTGGAATACAGAAATTATTTTTTAACCAAACCCCAAATTTTACAGCATCAAAATGATAGGCTGCATCTGTTTTAGGATTAAAACCTATTTTTGGAATAGGGTTATTATCAAATTTATTTTCGTTTACTAAAGACATATTGGGGAAAAAACAATCAGCGTAGTCTGTGTATGGAGTTTCTGGTTTAAATAATTTTTTAAACCACCAATCATTTAAACCTGCTCTACAATTTTCTAAATTAGGTTGTCCAAATGGATAATGAAAAGCTTCTCCTTTCTTATAAAAATCTGTAAATTTTATACTAAGTTTAAAACTTGCATCTGTTTCTTTCATAAATTCTTTTTCATCTATTCCTAATAGTTCCACCCAATTTTTTATACCCCCTAATGTGCTTTCACCCACACCAATAACCGGCGAGTTGGGAGATTCAATAAGTGTAATATCTTTATCAGGAAAATGTTTAATTAGAGTAGCAGCTGTCATCCATCCAGCTGATCCCCCACCAACAATAATAATTTTTTTCATACTAAATTTATGTTTGCAGACATGGAGACTCTAGTGCACTCGCTTTTAAATGGATAAACTACATGTCTCAGGTTTGCTGGAAAAATAAAAAAGTCCCCTTCGTTAGGAAATAAATTAATGGCAGAAACATTGTGATTTCTATCTTCTCCATATGTAAACTGTATTCCACCAGGTCCAGACCTATCTCTTCCAATATACTTTTTATTTTCTTCTTTTAATTTAGCAGGGACATCTAGATATAAAACACAAGAAAACTCTGCGCCTGTATGTATATGAGGAGGATTAAATTCACCTTGTTTCATAAAATTAATCCAACAAGCTTCTATTTTATATTCCTTACTTTTTAATGTTCTATTATAATAAGTTTCATAAAAATTAAAAAAACTTTTAAAGTTAGAACGAGTATGTTGTTTAAAGACGGCTGCGTCATACGAAAATTGATACTTTAATATACCGGCTAAGTTTTCATTAAAATTAGAACCTTGTTTAAAATCATTTAAAATTTCTTTATAGTTTGTAATATGACTGTGGTATAAAAGAGGTCCCCAAAAATAATACTGATTGTTCATCATTTATATAAACTTTCTTTACAGAAGTTTATATAATATTTAAATTAAATTCCAAGTACTATTATCAGCGTCCCATTCAACGTTCCTAGGAGTATCTTCAGCAGTTCTGCCAATCCACTTTAAATTACTTTCATCCCATGTTGGAACAATGTCGTAATTTGTACCACTTAACTCTTGGGTGGAAGTTGGAGAAGCAACAGGTGCATCCCAATCTATGGTTGAATTATTTTTTACCCATGATGCAAAAGGACTTGATGACCAAAAAACATCATTTACAGAGTCATAAGTATAACCGGGTCCGGCATAATTTCCTCTAAAAGCAGTTCCACCATCGTGATGTTGATTTTGTTTTGTATTATATGAAGTTCTTTTCCAATATGTGGTTGGATAACTTCCGTCGAATTCATGTTCATTTAAATAACCATCATTGGGGATATTGTTTGTAACCCAATTTTCTGCTTCGGGAGAGTCTTCTCCAAAAGAAGAAACATCACTATCGTTAATTACGACAGTTCTAATGACTTCATCGTTGTCAGTTCTTATTTCAGCAAAATGTGCCATTAGTTCGTCCAGTTCCCTAATTTTACAGCATCATAAACTTGCGACATTGGCCACATTCCTGACGTATTTGTATAAAAAGTTTCTGCTGCTTCTCTAACAATAGCTCTTCCAGATCCTCCAGCTCCACCTGCAGTTCCCCCTCGGCCACCGCCACCGCCACCTCCGGTGTTCCCGGTACCAGCTCCTCCAGTATGACCTCCTGCACCGCCGCCTCCGGCTCCTCCTGTACCTTGTGGGTCTCCACCAGAGTGTGCAGCTCCGCCGCCGCCACCACCCAGTGTAGTTCCACTTGGGGAAGGAGTGGGTGAACCATAGTCATTAGGAGATCCTGCTCCGCCGTTTCCTCCATTATTAATAGGGTGAGGACTACCAGCTGCGCTAGCTCCTCCTCCGCCACCTCCAGTGTTTGAAGTTGTTCCTGCAGCTCCTGAAGCTCCAGGATTACCTTGTGGGGGTGCTACTGGTGGCACGTTTCCATTTCCACCAACGTTAGCCGGACTATTAGCTCCGCCTCCGCCTCCAGATCCACCTTGAGCACCAACTGCGCCTCCAGATCCGGAAGAAGGGTTGTTGCCTTTTCCTCCACCTGCTGAAGATAATGGGGCTGGGCCTCCAGCGTCAAATTCTGATGCACTTCCAGCTGCTGCGGGAGATCCTGTTGCTCCGCCGCCTCCAACAGTTATTGCTGCAGGTGAGCCGGGTAATGACTGGCCGGGAAACTGTCTAAAGCCTCCTGCACCGCCGCCACCGCCAGCGTCTCCGTTTCCGTTTCCGCCTCCTCCACCGCCAGCTAATACAAATATATCAGCTACAGTTTGGTTTGCTTGTGCAGTAAAAGTTCCTGGACTATTAAAAGTTGTAATGTTTTCTGTAGTTGCACCACTAGAAGGTTCATAGTCGATGCCGATAAATCCGCCTGCCATTTAACCTCCTATGCGTCTGTCAGTAATTCAAATGTGATTATAAGATCTAAGTCGCCAGATGCACTTGCATTAGCTTGTAGGGTATCTGTTTCTCTTATGTAAATAGGGGTATCAGAAACTACCAGAGAAGCATCTGCTGGTACTGAAATTGTTTTTGCTAAATAAGTTGTTGCATCTGCGCCAGTGACTGTAGTGTTTGTGAAAGAAGTAGTAGTAATCAGGGCTACATCTACATCAGCTGCAGATCCGCCATCGACATTTGCCACCATGATTCTATTAATTTTTAAAAGATAACCTGAAGCAGGTGATATTAAATTAACCAGTCCGCCTGTAGGTAGATTCCACCCTAACGATCCGGCTGTGATTCCTGTTACACTTACTATATTTGGGTTTGCCATAATTTGTCTCCTGTGTTGTTATTACCCGAAAACCATCGCCATTGCAATAGCTTTTCCTACTGTTGCTAAATCTGCCCCATTAGCCTGAATTGCCCCTGCGCCTTTAGGCACAAAATTAATGCCTATATTAGTAGAGCCGCCAGTGGCCGTAAAAGTTGGGTTAGCTAATGCAGCTGCATTAGCGTAAGTAAGCTCATTGACAGCTGATCCTGTAGCCGTCAGTATAAATAACTCATTTCCACCAGTATCTAAAATAGATGTACCAATTTTTGGTGAAGTTAAAGTTTTGTTTGTTAAAGTTTCTGTTCCTGTAAGAGTACTCATTCCCACATCAACAATATCTGGATTAGTAACATCGTTCGCTGTTGCGTAAACAAGTACCGTAGCTCCATTAGCAATTGCTACACTATCACCACTACCTGTAACATATTTAAAGGTTACAATTTGTGATCCAGTAGTTGCATTTTTAATAATATAAAAAGTTTGAACGTCGAGAGGAATAGTTACATTTCTACCAGCTGAAAGTGATCCTGTTAGTTCTATAATTCTGTGCGCAAGTGTCGCGCCTGCTGATCCATCAGAAACCGCTAAATCTGTATCAGCGCCATCTGTTACTGCTTGAGTGGTATAACCACCCGAAATTTGTTCGATAATATTCCAGTTTGTATTTGTTAACGTTCCCCATGTACCGGCTTTTTCGCCAGTAGTCATTAGTTGAACGCCTAAACCCGTATAAGTTGATGACATAATTTA